GCGTCCGTAAACGTCGCCAACCATCGGAGCGTTAGCGGCGTCAACGGTTCGAGCGGACTGCGAGATTCGCGCTTTTACTCGGTCTTGTAGCGCTCGAAGGGTTGAGCTGTCTGACCTTTGCTTTTCCAGGCATAGAGCCGCGCAGTCGAAAATAATGTACTCGGGGAATGGATGATTCGGAATCAGTTGCGCCTTTGGGACGTACTCGATTTGCACCGCATACTGTCCAGTGGGAACCGGCAGGAACTCAATCCACGTATCAATGACCGGCAACGATTGGTAAATGACTCCCTGCGTGCCAACCGTGCTCATTCGAAGCTGAGCAGTCGCCGAGTGGCGCAAGCGATAGGCCACATGCGTTTGCAGCCAGTCTTTCGGGGTGTAATCGAAAATCTGCCCCGCGGTGTCGATGCGGTGAATCGGATATGCGGTCTTGTCTGGTGCGGTCAGCTGCCAATTTGGAGCCGGCTGCACTTCGCTTAGCTGCGAGCTCAGCTGTGAAATGCCAACGTTCACGTTTTGGCGCGTGATTGTCCCCTTGAAGAACTGGACACGGGTCAAGCGCGTGAAGTCCGCGGGCAACGGGAATAGCGTACCAATCCCATTATCTGGCCCCGTGTCAACCACGAATCCGTTTTGCGTCAACTGAAGGCAAGGCCAAGCAATCGACGGGTCACCAGTTCCGTTGACTTGCAACCATGTAATGGTCGACCAGTATTCGTCGCCGAATTGCTGGGCTAGAATGTCGTAAAGGTCCCCGACTGACGAATCAATCATCGCGTCGATTTCATCATCGGTGACGAACAACGAACCAACCATATCGGCTCGCTGTCGAATCGCCAGTCGGAGGTCCTCTCTATTCACGGCTTTGCCTTTTTCCCTAGAACAAGAGCAATGTCGGGCGCTGATTTCATCGCGTCGCCTTCCATCTCTCCGCTGTCATCTTCATCGGGTTCACCTCCACAGCAAGACACCAGTCCGTTGAACGCAGAAACGAACTCCGGACGGTTCTTGATTTTGGTACCGAGCGCATCCTCGATTGCGTCAAGATGCGCCTCCATGATTGGACTGAGTGCCACGTTTATGTGCTCCGTGAGTTGAAGACAGCAATCACGTTGACAATCATACCGGTGGTTTCGGTTGCGGCAACGGCCGATGCGTCCATGACAGTCACATCAACCACCCCCGTTGCCGGGGTGTAGTTGTAACGGCAAGGAATCTTATCGTCGGTCGATTCGTTCGACACTCCGACCACAAGACTCTCGCACTCGCTGAATTTCTTGGGCAAAGTGACGTTGAATACACCAACTCCCGTTCGGGTTGTGACTCCCTTGCAATCTCCGATTTGCGACGTTGGTACACCTACGCCAGCGGTCGTAAAGCGCCCAGCGATTAAGATTCTCCCTCGCTTCGTGGTCTTGCTATCCTGGTATGTTCCGTTTGCGCCTGGCATTGTTTTGCCCTTTCGTTTGAGGATGCCCGGGAGGGTTAGTCCCGGGCGCTATGGGTTAGGGGATAACAATGTCCATGGAGTCGCGCGGAATGCGCAGAACCAGGTTCCAGTACCCGCCGAACCGAAGCTCCGAACCATCGGACGTGGCGTTGCGAACCATACCCTCGGAGTTTGCGCCAGCAGTGAGCAGGCGGAACATTTCGCCGAGTGACCAGATTTCCCAGCTCGAAAGCTTGGTGAGCTTGGCCTTTTTTCGTCCCATGTAGGGGTCGCTGTAGACGTTCACCGCGCCAATCGGTCCGTTCATGACTAGTGCATTGAAACCGATGCTCGCGATTTGATTCCCGTCCGAGCCGACCGCGTTTTTGTTGATACGCTGCCAGTTGTTGGACTGCTTTTCGAGGTCCGACCAATCGTCTGGGTTGAGGATAAGCGAGTCATGGTGTCCACCTTGGCGCGCGTGACGGGCCATTGCGTCCTTGATGATTTCGTCGATAGAACCCGACGTAGGAGCATAGCGCCCACCAGACATAGCAACTTGGTAAGTAGACCGGTCGATGCCAAAGAATGAATCTCCACCGACTGGAGCCGTTGTAGGGTTCCAACCGAACATGCCCTGCGGTACTGCCAAAAAGTCGCCTTCAGGAACCAGGAAATCCGACGCCGCAATTGCTGCAATCTGCGCCGAGAAGTTCGATGCGCTCGTGAGCACCCCGGTATCCTCATTGACGCCCGTGATGGTAACTACCGCACCAGCGGAGCGAAGCCCACCGACCACAGTTGCGAACGCTTGCAGGCGTTGACCGGGGAAGAAGTTCACCACCGAACTAATGTCGTTCAGCGTGATACTCGTTGAACCAACCGTTGACCCTGCCGAAATCTGACCGATTGCTCCGGAGCCATCACCAAGGATGATGCTGCCAGCTCGGCGCTTCAGATTCTGCATCGCAGTGTTCGTGGCCTCTTTCACCAGAGTGACAAGGGCGCCCGCTGAATCGCGAGAAGCCTCCATGTCCTCGTGCATGAGCTGACGAACGTCATAGAGACGGCCGCGCGTAATGAAAGGCTTTTTGATGGTCGACACCCCAGCGTTGGACTGCGCCGTAGCGAATGCGCCCGAAGCCTGTCCACCGTTTGCGACGCGCCATGCGAGTTCCTTTCCGGAACCGCTGAATCCCTTGAATGCCTTGGAGTTCTTTTGAACCAAGCCCAGCACGGGAGATTCATCGATAACGAGATGCTCTACGCCATCTGGGTAAAGCCGCTTGAAGATTTCTGCTACGTTTGCTACTGAAAATGCGGTTGCCATTGTTCACCTACTGCATTTGCGATTCGAGCCACCGCGTCGCGGCCTCTACTCGCTCTTGCTCCGTCAATACGCGCGGTGCTTCCGCACTGGACGCGTCAAGGTTGTTGGGGGTTTTGATTGGTTCAGCACGACGCTTTTCCGCCGTCGGAGCGGTTGCAACCTTGGGGGCTGGTGCCGGTGGGGCCGCTTGTTTTTCGAGGTAATCAAGGACCTGGTCTTTCGTCGCCACAATCCCGGTTTCCTCGTAGTACTGCTCAAGCACTCGCAGCGCTGCGGAGCTGACCAGGATGGGCTGTTGAGCGGCCAACGTGGGCCACTTGTCAGGGGTCTCCTTTGCCAGTTCGGCTGCGGATTCACTCCATTGCGACTTGAGTTCTCGCTCGCGTTTCTTGGCTTCCGCTGCTTCTCGCGCCTCTTGCTGACGCTTGACTTCGGACTTCTCCGATTCACGCTCGCGCTCAAGTCTCGCTAGCCTTTCGGCTGTTTCACTCTCGGGTGTTCGCTTCCCATTGTTTTGGATGCGCTGGACAATGTTATCCCAAGCCTCATTTTCTGAGATTCCGCGCTTCCGGACCAGATAAGAGACGATTTCCTCGGGAGTGCTCAGCTTTTCCAGTTCCGCTTCGCGCGCTGCGGTATCGCGTTCCCGTTCTTCGAGCTTCGCGGTTCGGCGCGTCAGGGCCTGATGTTGCTGGTTGGTTTTTGCGCTAAGCTCCAAAAGCTTTTGCCGTTCGCTCGTAATCTCCGCTTTCGGGTCGACAACTTCCGGCGTTTTGGCGGCTTCGCTCGTCGCGTCAGCTTCCGGAGTTTGCTCCGTCGGCTCTCCTTTTGCGACCGACTCAACAAACGCAATCGCGTTGTCCTCTGGGGATAGCGTTGCTGTGGACTCGGTTGCTACTTGGGCTTCGATTGTCATTGCATTGGTACAGCTCCCGGTTGCCCACCGAGGTTAGGGGCCATTTCAGGGAGCATTTCTGCGCCCGATTGCGGCGGTAATTGGTTAGGGTCGACTGGCACAACCGGACCCGGTGCGGGCGCGGCTGGTTCGGGCGGTGGAGGGTTTCCGGAACCGTTTAGGTACCAGATTGCCTTGCTCTCGAAGATGCGCAGGAGCTCTATTCTGTCGGCGGGAGCGCGGGACAGTTGAGCGCGCAATCGGGTCTGGACGCATAGCTTCATCGCTAGCTCTAGGTCCCATGACGGCTCGGGAGTAATCACGTTGCCCTTGTCTAGGGTTTCAACTTCGAGCACCTGCAAAAGCAGCTCGCGCATGGAGTTCCGACGAGCAGCGGCAGTATTCAAATCCGGGAGCTGCAAGAGTTCCTGCATTTCGGCCGGGTCGGTCACAATCCCCAGTTCCCTCATGTCGCTTAGGTCTTCAAGGCGACCAGCTAGAGTCGTAGAAAGGCTCGAAGTTGGCTGCACGCTAAGGACGAACGAGTCGCGGTCCATTTTGCAGTCCGCGAAGTCAATGCGCTCGGTGCCGAACGGTCCAACGTAGACAGCGCCAATGTCATGCTCTCCCGTTGCGTCAAGGGCTTCGGCTTCGTCAAGAATTAGCTCCCCAAGTTCAAGAATTTGGTCCTCGCGACGCACTAAAACGTCGTACATTCCGTCGTCTTGCATGTCCGCGTAAGCCCGCAGCGCCTTGCCACTGTTCAGCCCGGCTGGCTTCATCGACGTTGCGGCCATCTCGGAGACGCGAGACGATGAGAACATCGACGACTTCACGCGGTCGGAGTGCTGGAAAGTCTCTGGACTGATAACGCTCGGGGCGACGACAGTGGGAGGAGTTCCTTTGTACTTGATGATGCGCGCAATCGCATTGGTAAG